TCATGATTTCCACGTTATCGAAATCTGAGTTCCGTTTGTTATCTGGATGGAGTCAATTAATTGCCGAATAGCTTGCTTTGCCACTACACGATCAATGCTGGTCACGTCTCCGAGCATTCGCTGCACTCTGTTTTGCACGTCCCCTCCGTTCGATTTTTTACTCTCGAGTCGATCTATTGCTGCGGCAATTTCAGATCGCTCTTTTTCGGTTCTAGCGGTAGCAATTTTGAGGTCTTGCGCCGTTATCAAATCCTCTTCGAACGCCTCGATCTGTTTCTGCATCCTCCGATTTACTTTTTGCAATTGACGCTTCAGATCCTCCAACTCTTCGCTGCTGGAAGAGGAGTTCGCTATCTTTATTTTTTGAATATCCTTCAGAGAGTTCGAGGCCAGTTGTTTTATCGACTCAATGATCTTGTTTTCAAGGTCATCCCTATGCACTGCATGATAAAAGCAGCCTGAAAGTTTGGTGTACGTCTGGCAGGTATATCGAAAGTATTCGTAGCGCTTTGGTCCTCTGACATACCTAGCCGTGTTTCCGATCATAAGAGCCTCGCAATGGCCACATCTTACTAGGGAAGTTAAAAGGTAGGTTTCGCTGTCTGCATGGCGATTAGTCAGCTTTCGGCTGTCCAGAATTTTTTTAACCTCCTCGTACCGCTCTTTGCCGATAATTGCAGGATGATTATTCTCTCGAATTATCCACTCTTCTTTCGGCCGAAGGACGAGCTTCCCGTTTTTGTTTTCACGCTTGTTATATATCATGACGCCGCGTAACGCTTCGTTGTGCATGAGCTTCTTAACCGTGGCCGGGCTCCACGGGACTGCAGGACGTTTAGCCGTACCCCGGGTCTTGCTGCCGGTATCGTTTAAGGCTTTCGCAATTGCACGGTACCCTAACCCCTGTTCAGCTAAGTCGAACATTAATAATACATTCATGGATTCTTCTGGATTTATAGTATATTTTTCGCCTGTTATATCATATCCATAGCAAGGGTTTGTTATGGCCTTGTCGGAATTTCTCGCTATGGATAGCATATTTTCTTTGACGCGCTCGCTAATTCTTTCCCGTTCAAATTCGGCAAATGTACCAAGTAGCTGTAAGACCAGCCGGCCTGCAGCTGTCGACGTGTCAAAAGCCTCCGAAGCAGAAACATAGTTGCAATTCTTTTCGGAAAGCATTTTAACAAATTGGAGCATGTCCAGTAGATTTCTCGACATCCGGTCCAGTTTTGTTGTCAAGACGATGTCGAATTTCTGGGCCTCTACTTCTCGGATAAGCTTTTTTACGGCTGGTCGCTTCAGGTCTTTGGCCGAATAACCATCATCAATAAAAAACTTAGGAGCGCCCCAGTTCATAGCCTTGCAATAAGCGGCAAGCCTTTCTTGCTGTTCGCCCAGAGAGTTTCCCTTGTCGGCTTGCTCATCTGTACTGACGCGCACATAGGCAGCAACTCGCATTTAATTGACCCCCTCAAAATTTAACATTCGGCGCCGCCATAAACCATACCAGTTTCCCGATTATTTTTACGGACGAACCGCTGCTGGCATCAATAATTTTAACACTATGATCGGGATTACAGCTGTCCGGCTCAAGAGCAATTGAGTTTTGCAAGCGGAAGAATCTTTTTAGCGTTGCTTCATCGTTGTCAACTATTACGGCTGCTATTTCGCCGTTGCTGACGTTTTCGCATGGATCAATCAACGCGTAGGCTCCGTGTGGGACAATCTTATTCATACTGTCGCCATTTATGCGCAACAAAAACGCATGTGGGTATTGTGTCGCAATCCCCAACGGAATCTCCACAAAATCATTCACGGGATGCATCTCCAGCGGTATTCCTGCCGCGACAGATCCGTATAACGGGGCTCTATTCGAGGCGGCTACCGGCATCGTGATGTTTTTCGCAGGTTGGGTCGGTAGATCGACGGGCTCGCTGAAAAGCAGCTCATCGGTTGTTACGCCAAGCACGTCAGCAACCATTTCCACTTTTCCCATGCGCGGTTCGGTTTTACCGCTCTCCCAGTAACCAATAGTTACGTCAGAGACTCCGACACGTTTTCCCAACTCAGATTTAGACCATCCCTTTGCCATCCTAAGTTTTTTTAGATTTTCTGAGAATCCGATTGAGTTCACGGCGGTTCTCCTTAGAGTTTTTCTAAACTATAGCACAGTAAATCTAAGTTTTCAATGTCTAATCTAATCGAACATTAATGAAGGCGAAAAAATGTTCCCATTTTGCGTTGACATCTAAGTTTAACTTAGGTTAAGATTGGCGTGTCGAAAGTTGGAGAAAGGTGGTGAATGGTGGTGGATGACAAACGTACCTTACGTGAATGGCGGGCGTACAGGATGCTGAGCAAGCAGGATTTAGCCGGCGCCATTGGCGTCCATGCGAGCACTTACGCGAAATGGGAAGCCAATCCCGAGGAGATCCGTATGCGGGACGCTGCCCGCATTGCTGAAATACTTGGCTGCAGCGTGAGAGACATAAATTTTTTTGAAGCAAACTCTAAGTTTAACTTAGGAAATATTCCGGATCAGCAAGTCGGACAAACCGAGCCGCATATCTTGGGGTGAGGTGATGGGTGATGGACAAAAGTAAAAAACAGAGGCCTGTGCTTGTAGTGGTTGAGCACCGAATGGTCATCAATGGCGAAGTCGTAGTGATTGACCCGGCTGCAACCGGCCTGCCGGATCGCTGCAAGCTCGCTATGGCCGCGATGCTCACAGGGGATAGATATGAACTCGTACCTGACTCTATCGAAAGGGGTGAGGACGATGCAGATTACCGGATGGGTCTGGCGGCAGATGAGCTTAGATGAGCGCATGCTGATGCTGCAGATCAAGGCGACGCAGGCGCAGCAGCGCTGGGCTGCGCGGCAAGCCAACTAGAGGGGAGGTGAAAGCATGAATCGAAAACAGCGCATCCGCTCGTGCGGAAATCTGCTGCAGATCATGGAGACCACGAGATCGGCCAAGCTGCGCGAGGCCTGCCGGTTGCAATACCGCAGTATGGCGTCCCGGATCAAAATGAAAAAAGCCCTCGACGGGGTAGGAGCCGTCCAGGGCTGAGGCAAGACATAATCACCGCCATTGTAGCATTCATTCATTTACTTATACAAGGAGGCCATCAACACATGGCAATTCAAATTCAGATCAACGGCGAATCCGCCGCAGAAGTCGTAGCCGAGCTCTCCGTCCTCGCTGCCAGCCTCGTTTCGGGCAAAGCAGCTCCCGTAGCCGAGGCGCCGAAAGCGGAGCGTGCTCTGCGGGGCAGCCGCGCAGCGAAAGCGGATGAGCCGAAGGCGGCCGTGAAGGAGCCGGCCGAAGAGTCGGCAGCTGTGGAGGAAACGGGTGCCGAAGCTGGCGGCGACTACTCGGAGTTCGACGGCGACGCCGCCGAGCCGATCCCGACGGACGTGGAGCTCAGGACGATCGCAGCCGGGGCCGGGCAGAAAGGCGTCGAGGCCAAGAAGGCCATCAAGGCGCTGCTCGACAAGTACGGCAGCGCCAACATCACCGGCGTCCCGGACGACAAGCGCCTCGCGTTCAAGGCCGAGCTGGAGCAGATCTAGTGGCGGCCCAGTTGGAGCAGGTCAGGGACCTGGAGGCCGATCTGGCCATTTGCGAATACGCCGCGCCAGCGCCGATCCGGACAAAACCGTGTATGTGCGGCCACTGCGACAAGCTCTTTCTTGATATCGCCCATAGCGAGGGGCGGCTGGATCCTGATGACGCTCGTTTCATCGTCCAGGCCCGCGTCGGCTGGCCGCATGCGATCCGGCGCGCCATCGCAGCCGAGGAGCAGGTGGACAAGTTGCAGGAGGAGATCCGACAGCTGCACGACGCGATGCACGGGCGGGGGATCCCATGGGACTGACGACACCGGCGCACGCCGAGCGCGGGCATGCGCTCCTCGGGGCGTCCAAGGCGAGCCAGTGGATTAACTGCCCGCCGAGCGCCCGCGCCCAGGAGGGCATCCCGGACACGCGCAGCGAGTTCGCCAATGAGGGGACGGCGGCGCATGAGCTGTCGGAGCTGATCCTTCGCCGGCAATTGCAGGAGGGCGCAGATGTCGATCGCCTTGATCGTGAGATCGAAACCTTTGAAACCGTAGAGCCCTATTACAACGCTGAGATGGGGGCGGCCGTCGCTGCCTACGTCGAGGTGGTCGAGGAGCGCTTCATGGACGCCAAGGCTCGGAGCGCCGACGCCGTCATCCTCTTCGAGGCGCGACTCGACTTCACGGAGTGGGTCCCCGAGGGGTATGGCACTGGCGACGTCGTCATCATCGCCGACGGCGTGATGGAGGTCATCGACCTCAAGTACGGCAAGGGCGTACCGGTCAGCGCGATCGGCAACCCACAGATACGGCTGTACGGCCTCGGCGCTTGGTCCGACTACAGCTACCTCTACGACATCCACGAGGTGCACGGCACGATCGTCCAGCCGCGGCTCGACAGCGTGAGCACGGAGCCGCTGCCGATCGACGAGCTGCTGCACTGGGCGGAGAGGATCGTGAAGCCGGCGGCCGCACTGGCTCATGCCGGCAAAGGCGACTTCGCCGCGGGCGATCACTGCCGCTGGTGCAAGATCAAGGGCAGCTGCCGGGCCCGCGCTGACGCCAACATGGCCGCGCTTGCCTACGAATTCCGCGACCCGGTGACGCTCTCGCTGGAGGAGATCGGCTCCATCCTCCACGTCGCGGAGCAGTTGTCCGCCTGGGCAAAAGACGTCTCCGACTACGCCTTCACGGCGACCAAGGCCGGCCAGCAGGTACCGGGCTGGAAGCTGGTCGAGGGCCGAAGCGACCGGAAGATTACGGATAAGAATCAGGCAATTCAACTTTTTTCCGAAGCAGGTTTGGTCCCGGAGAAGTATCTCAAGCCTCCTGAGATTCTCGGTATCGGAAAGCTAGAAAGCAGCATCGGTAAAAAAGAATTGGTTGAAATACTCGGCGGCCTAATTGTAAAGCCGCCCGGAAAGCCGGCGCTCGTTCCGGAGACGGACAAGCGTCCGGAGCTGAACAGCGTGGAGGGCGACTTTGAAGGGGAGGACTTTTGAATGAACGATCGGACCCGAAAAGCGCTCGCCGATCGTGAAGCCCTGGACGAGGCGCGGCGCCGTCGGAAGCGAGAAGAGGCTGCTCGCAAGGAATGGTTGCGCGTCCAGAAGTCGCGACCGCGGACGAAAATCCCGGCTCAGTACGGCGAGACCATCCACGTCCATGAGAAGATTCTGGACCGGTTCATGAAGCAGGTCGGCCAGAAAATCGACATTGAGACCTACAAGGTTGCTGGCGGCGCTGGCAGTAGCCTCACCATCACCTACACCACCCGGTACGGCGGACGCGGCGAGCTCGTGCTGAACGATCTCGGCCCGATGCCGATCGGCTGACATACCCCAATCCAATTACGAGGAGCTCGATCTAACATGGCAGAAACGAAAATGGTCACCGGCAAGGTACGTCTTTCCTACGCGAATATCTGGGAGCCCAAGGAGAACGAGTCAGGCCAGCTCAAATACAGCTGCGCGCTGCTCATCCCCAAGTCTGACAAGGAGACGCTCCGCAAGATCAAGGCAATTATCGATGCGTTGAAAGTCGAAGCCGCGGCGAAGTACAAAGGCAAGCTGCCCACCAACTTCAAGCTGCCGCTGCATGATGGCGATGAGGAAAAGCCTGACGACGAGAACTACGCCGGCCACTACTACCTGAACGCCTACGCCAACACGAAGCCCGGCATCGCGAAGCCAGCCGGCAAGGATTCGGTAGGCAACACCAAGTTCGTCGAGATTACAGACACGACGGAAGTCTACTCCGGCTGCTATGCTCGCGTCTCCCTCAACTTCTACACCTACGACAACAAGAGCAAGGGCATCGGCGTCGGCCTGAACAACATCGTCAAGGTCCAGGACGGAGAATCGTTGGCTGGCCGCAGCAGCGTGAACGAGGACTTCGCCGGCGAGGAGTTTGACGACGATTTCGGTGGAGACGATGACGACTTCATGAGCTGATCCATCGTAGGGGCCTTCGCGGCCCCTTCCCATAAAACCAAACTCTAGGAGGAACCAAACATGACAACTCAAACACGCATGAAGCCAGGTCGCAAGCGCTCCCCGGAGCTCCAGGCCCTAGTCGACCGCGCAGCAGCTAACGGCATCCTCGCCAATACGCTGCTGCACCGCATCAAGGAGGGCTGGGATCCGGAACGCGCCGTGACGGAGCAGCCGACCAAGTCGCGTCCGCGTGGCAGAGGTCAGGCTGATGCGTAACCGCGGCGGCAGCGTCTTCCGGGGCTTCCTCTACGCCTTAATGTTCTCTCTGCCTTTCTACGGTCTGGTAGCCATCCTGCTGCTGAGGTAGCGCATGCGGATCCTCCAGATCGACATCGAGACGTACAGCTCGATCGACCTGCTCAAGTCCGGCGTCCATCGGTACGTCGAGGCCTCGGACTTCGAGATCCTGCTGTTCGCCTACGCTTGGGATGACGAGCCGGTGCAGGTCGTCGACCTGACCGACATGGAGGACGTGCCGGGTGACGTTCTCGCCGCGTTGGCGGATCCTGCGGTCACCAAGACGGCCTTCAACGCCGCCTTCGAGCGGACGTGCTTGACCAAGTGGTTCGGCCAGCCGATGCCGGCGGAGCAGTGGCAATGCACATCGGTTTGGGCCTTGACGCTCGGGCTGCCTGGCTCGCTGGACGGTGCGGCCGACGTGCTGAAGCTGGACGCGAAGAAAGACGCCAAGGGTAAGGCGCTGATCAAGTACTTCAGCGTGCCGTGCAAGCCGACGAAAGCAAACGGCGGGCGGGAGCGCAATTTGCCCCATCACGCGCCGGAGAAATGGGCTGACTACGTCGCCTACAACCGGCAGGACGTCGTCGTCGAGCGAGAGGTTCGCCGTAAGCTGGCGCGCTTCCCGGTCCGGGCGCGGGAGTGGGAGCTCTGGGCGATCGATCAGCGGATCAACGATCGAGGCGTGCGGCTGGACCGCGAGCTCATCCATCAGGCCATTGCCTGCGACGAGCAGTACGGGGCCAGGCTGATCGCCGAGGCGCAGGAGCTGACCGGGCTGGACAACCCGAACAGCCTGGCGCAGCTCAAGGGCTGGCTGGCGGAGCGGGGCCTCGAGACGCCCAACGGGATGGCGAAGGACCAGATGCCAGCGCTGCTGGACGCGGCTCCGGACGACGAGACCCGTAGGATGCTCGAGCTGCGGCAGGAGATGAGCAAGACGAGCGTCGACAAGTACAACGCTATGGCACGGACGATCTGCGCCGACGATCGGGCGCGGGGGCTGCTGCAGTTCTGCGGCGCTAACCGGACGTGGCGCTGGGCCGGCCGGCTCATCCAAGTCCAAAACCTGCCGCAAAACAAGATTCCCGATCTCGCCCTGGCGCGGGAGCTGCTGCGGGCGGGGGAGTTCGAGCTGCTGGAGTTGCTCTTCGGCCCGCCGCCGTTCGTCCTCTCCCAGTTGATCCGGACGGCCTTCGTTCCATCGGAAGGGCGGCGCTTCATCGTAGACGACTTCGCGGCTATTGAGGGCCGCGTCATCTCCTGGATCGCGGACGAGGAGTGGAAGCTCGAGGTGTTCCGGACGCACGGCCGCATCTATGAAGCGACAGCGTCCCGTATGTTCGGCGTTCCGCTCGAGACGATCGTGAAAGGGCATGACAACTACAAATACCGGCCGTTCGGCAAGGTCGCAGAGCTCGCGTGCGGCTTCCAGGGCGGCGCCGGCGCGCTCGAGGCTATGGACAGCAAGAGGGAAATCGATCCAGAGGAGTATCCGCGGCTCGTGCGGCAATGGCGCGATGCAAATCCGAACATCCGGAAGCTGTGGTATGCGGCGGAGGAGGCGGCGATCGAAGCCGTGCGGACGAAGTCCACGGTTAAACTGAAGCACGGCATCCAGTATCGCTACGCCGGCGGCATCCTGTTTGCTGACTTGCCGAGCGGTCGCAGCCTCGCCTACGTGCAGCCGGAAGTGAAGATGGAGACGATTCGGCCGAAGGACAAAGAGCCGTTTCAAAAAGAATGCCTGAGCTTCTGGGGCATGGATCAGGTCAAGAAGAAGTGGGAGAAGCAGCGGACCTATGGCGGCCGATTGGTGGAGAACCTGGTGCAGGCGATCGCGCGGGACTGCCTGGCGGAGACGCTGCTGCGGCTTGATCGTGCAGGGCTGGAGATCGTCATGCACGTTCACGACGAGGTGGTCATCGATGCAGATAGCGACGACGGGCTGCTGGAGCGGGTCACGGCTCTCATGGGAGAGCCGATCGACTGGGCGCCTGGGCTGCCGCTTGCGGCAGCGGGGTTCGAGTGCGAATTCTATCAAAAAGACTGAGGGAGGCCGTTCCTGTGGCGATTCGAAAAGCTGATCTATACGATTTCATTAATGCGAAAGCATTGAAACGGAAGGCGGAATTGAAAAAAGAGGTTCTAGACGCGCTGAAAGTCGCTTTTACGCCGGTCATACACCAGCTATATAAGGATCTCGATCCGATCGAACGGAGCGCGTCCAGCTTGCATACAGCCCTGCTTGCTGTACAAGAGCGACATCCGAGGTACGCAAAAGCATGGAATTTCTCGCAGCTGGTCGGAGATATTGGGCGCCACCTTACAGCAATGCGTCGAGATATTATTCAGGAAAATGCTATTTGGGCGCGTACGAATCTACTCGATCTCGGAACCAATGGCCTGCATGATGGCCTTGAGGAAGCATACAGCATCGTGGAAAGCTCGATTGCCCCGGTGATCAAGGAGTACAAGGCGCTGGTCAAGGTCTCGGATGAAGTGCTGGCCATCGTAGAAGGCAGCCGCAGCGGCGACAAGGCATATCGCCAGCTGCAGGAGCTGGGCGTTGATCTGACTGGCTTCGAGCCCGTAAATCCGAACCTGCCTGCAGTCATCAAGCTGTCGGCCGATGTCTGTATCCTGAACGGAAACTGCTCCTAAATACAAATAGAAGGGATGATGAGAAATGAGTCTCGACAAGGCAATTGAGAAGATCAAGGCCGAGATGGCCAGCGCGAAAAACGAAGGCTACGTGAAGGTCATCGGCGAGTTCCTGCTGCAGCACCTGGAGGCTGACCCGAGCTTCGCCGTCCACGTCCTGGCCGAGAGCAAGTCCATCACGCGCAGCCTGGACAGCATGCGCAAGGCCGCCGAAAAGCAGAAGGTCGGCAACGTTGCCGTCCTCTCGGATGCGGATGGCTTTGCGATCGTCGTCAAGTACTTCGCCGAGCCTGTGCCGGCCCCAGCCACCCCAGCGCCCGCAGCTCCGCCCGCTGAGGCCAAGCCGGAGACGCCATCGGCGCCAGAGGTCGAAGAGGATGAAGACTTCGACTTCGATGCGCTGCTCGGGTAGGGGGTCATTATGTCGAAGCAGAACCGATTTTATGAGAACGAGTTCATGCGGCATTTCCCCTCCGACATCAGCGATGAGATCCGAGATTACTGCACGGACGAGGTGCTGGCCAGCAGCCGGTACCTCTTCACCAGCCGGGAGGGCAGGCAGCAGATCGCATACTGCACGCACTGCAAGCTCGAGCACCACAGCGACGGGCTCCGGCACGGCAAGATCGAGGAGTGCCCGTTCTGCCGCTCGGCCTGCCGGGTCAAGGCGTCCGGCCGCGGCCGGAAGAGGCTGATCGACGGGGCGTACCTGATCTGGTACGAAAAGTCGACCATCGACCCGCAGGCGATCATCGCGCGTGGCTTTTACATGCTGCGCGACTACTCCGGCAACTACCGCGAGACCGAGACGGTCATCAAGCCCGTCGCCATGTATCTGTTCGAGTGGGGTCAGGGCGGCCGCATGCTGCGCCGCGACTACTGGAGCCGCTACATCAACTGGCAGGCTACATCAAGCGTCTTTTCGGAGGCGAAGCGGTCGATGGACTACAAGCCCTGCTTCCACAGCCGAGCCAACATCCGGCGAGCGGTCGAGGGCACGCCGTTTCGGTATTGCATGTGGGAGAGCTACGAGGTCAACGACTACGTCAAGACGTTCGACCTGGCGGCGCGCTACGGCGACGTCATGGAGTTCCTCACCAAGGCCGGGCTCCGCAGCTTTGTCGTCTCGAAGCTGACGGGCGGCTCGACGTACGGCGCCATCAACTGGCGCGGCAAGACGCCTGAGGCCGTGCTGCGCCTGACCAAAGCCGAGATCAAGCAGATGCGCAAGGCCGGCGCGATCGGGCCGCGCGCGCTCCGCTCGTACCAGATCTCCAAAAAGGACGGTTCCAATTACAGCTGGGAGGAGGCGCGGACGCTCTGCGATCTTGTCGACCCTTTCAATGCAGAGCGACTGACGGCGCTGAGCGAACACGCGCCGCTGCCTGTCCTCAAAAAATATATCGCGAAGCAAGCGCGTCGGGATCCGCGCCGCTACTCGGCCGGCTCGCCCGTGCTGATTGACTGGCGCGACTACCTCCGGGAGTGCCGCGAGCTCGGCCGCGACATCACCAGGCCCGGTGTCCTCTTTCCGAACAACCTCCACGAAGCGCATCAGCTCGCGGGTCGTGCGCTGAAGCTCGTGAACGACGAACGCGTCAACAAGCAGATCGCCGAACGGCTACCGGAGCTGCTGAAGCGTTACGGCTTCGAGCGTGACGGACTCATCATCCGGCCGGCTGTCAGCAGCGTCGAGCTCTTCGATGAGGGCAAGGCCCTATCGCACTGCGTCGGCGGGTACGCCGATCGCTACGCCAAGGGCGAGACGACGATCCTCCTCATCCGGAGAGCGGCGGCGCTGGACGAGCCCTACCATACGATGGAGGTATCCGGCACAAGGATCGTCCAGTGCCGAGGGATGAAGAACGCCCCGCCGCCGCCGGACGTCGCCGCCTTCGTCGCGGCGTTCGAGAAAGCTAAGCTCACCGAGAAGAAGAAGCGCAGCAAGATCAAGATCGCACAACCGGCCTAAGGAAGTGAACCTATGCAAGACATCGAGCTCGATATCAGCTTCGGCAAGCACCGCGCCGACGTCTCGTGGAAACCTGAATACCTGACCTGGGCCGAGTTCGTCGAGCGGCTGCAGCGCGTCCGCCGGACGGCGGAGACGATGGCGCAATACGACAAGATGTCGAACGCCGAGCGCGGCAAAGTAAAGGACGGCCCGGCTTTCGTGGGCGGGCTCGTCCGCGGCGGCCGCCGCAAGAAGGAGAACGTCGACACGCGCAGCCTGATCACGCTTGACATCGACCGGGCGGACGACAGCTTCCTCTTCTCGGTCGAGCTGGTGCTCGGCGGCACGGCCTACGCCATCTACTCGACGCATAGCCACCGGCCGGCGGCGCCGAAGTATCGCCTGATCGCGCCTTGCAGCCGGCCGCTGTCGCCCGACGAGTATGCGGCCGTCGCCCGCAAGCTAGCGGAGCAGATCGGCATGGAGTACATGGACAAGACGACGTTCGACGTCCACCGGCTCATGTACCTGCCCAGCTGCTCCAAGGACGCGGAGCCGGAGCTGCATCTTGCCGATGGGGGGCTGCTTGACGTCGACGCCGTGCTGGCGATGTACGCGGATTGGCGGGACGTCATGGCGTGGCCGCGGCATGCGGGCGACAAGGCGCCAGCACTCGCCGCAAAGCGCGCGCAGGATCCGCGCGAAAAGCAGGGCACGATCGGGCTGTTCTGCCGGACGTTCACGATCGAGGAGGGCATCGACACGTTCCTCGCCGACGTCTACTCGCCTGGCAGCATGCCGAATCGCTACACTTACGCCGGCGGATCCTCCGCGAACGGACTCGAGATCTATCCGGAGCAGGATCTGGCGTTCAGCCATCAGGACAGCGACCCGGCTGCCGATGGCCGGACTTACAATCTGTTTGACCTGGTCCGTGTCCATAAATTCGGGCAACTGGACGAGCGGGTCAAGGAGCACACGCCGGATGCGAAAAAGCCGAGTCACTTGGCGATGGAGCACTTTGTCGCGGCGCGGCCGGAGATCAAGCGGGCGAAGATGGCCGAGATCCAGGAGGCGTTCGGCGATATCGATGCGGAGCCGGCGGCGGGTGACCCGGAGCCAGATGAGGATGATGCCTGGGTCGAGCAGCTGGAGACCCATCACAAGACGGGGGCTCCGCTTCCCACCGCCGGCAACGTGGAGCTGCTGCTGTCGAACGGCCCCTGGAAGGGCGTGCTGGCTTATGACGCTTTCGGGAATACGGAGGTCATCCGCAAGGCGCTGCCATGGCGCGGGCGTCTCCGGCCGCAAGACCGCTACGAACCCTGGCTCGGCGAGGACGACGACCGGCGGGACCACTGGTTCGATAAGCTCCACAAGATCCGATCAGCTCAGACGATTAAGAAAGCGTTCACTGAGGTCACGCGGCGGAACAAGTTCCACCCCATTATCGACTACCTGGAGGCGCAGGAGTGGGACGGCCAGCCTCGGCTGGACAGGCTGTTCGTCGATTACCTCGGCGCGATGGACACGGCTTACGTTCGGGAGGCGACGCGGAAGATGTTCGTCGCGGCCGTCAAGCGGCTTTATGATCCGGGTTGCAAATTCGACTATATGCTGGTTCTCGTGGGTCCCCAGGGCGCCAATAAAAGCACGATCGTTCAAATGATGGCGCAGCGCTGGTTCAGCGACTCGCTGAAGTCCTTCGACACGAAAGAGGCCGGCGAGCATCTCCAGTCGGCCTGGATCTTCGAGTTCGGCGAATTGGCGGGCATGTCGAAGACCGAGGTCGACGAGATCAAGCAGTTTATCACCAAGCGCAGCGACAAGTACCGCGTCGCTTACGATCGCGTCATTACGGACTTTCCACGGAAATGCGTCTTCTTCGGCACGACGAACAACTGGAACTTTTTGAAAGACCCGACCGGCAACCGGCGTTTCTGGCCCGTCACCGTGGATCCGGAAAAGCGCACGAAGAACGTCTTCGAGCAGCTGACGGACGGCGAGATTGGCCAGATCTGGGCGGAGGCACTGCGGGCGTTCCGAGCGGGAGAAAGCTTGGAGTTTTCCCCGGAGGTGGACGCGGAGGCGAAGAAGATCCAAGGTCTGCACATGGAGGACGACCCGCGTGTCGGCCTCATCCAGGAGTGGCTGGAGACGGAAGAAGCGGACGAGTTGGAGCGCCCTACGGGCCAGACGAGGCAGCGCGTCTGCGCCAACCAGATCTGGGTCGAATGCCTCGGCAAGCGTAAAGGTGATATGCGCCCCTGGGAGGCGCGGGAGATCTGCGACATCATGCGGCGCATTCCAGGATGGCGCGAGGTGAAGGGCCGCGTTCGGGTTCCGGGCTACGGGCAGCAGACCGCTTTCGACCGATGCAGTTAGGCTCCTGGCTATCTGCATCACCACTGTATCATCTGCATCACTAAATGAAGCAGTTGAAGCAGAACCGATGCAGAGAAAAACGGTTTATCTGCATCGAGGAAAGTCCAGTCATACCAAGGCTTCAGCCCGCGTTGATGCAGATGATGCAGTAAATCTCTTATAAAGTATAAAAAGTATAGTTAAGTAGGAATAGGCCATTGAAAAAGTAAGTTAAACGCGCTACAGCGTACAATACGCGTGCGCGTGCATCAGGCTCATCAGAGGAGGAGATCGCTTTGAATCGATCGGAACGACGGTGAAGGAGTCCGAGCTGGAACGGATCCTGGTCCGGAGAGTCAGAGCTGCCGGCGGCCGCGCCGTGAAGTGGACTGCGCCGGGCGAAGCCGGGGTCCCTGACCGGATCGTCCTGCTGCCAGATGGACGGATCGCATTCGTCGAGATGAAAGCGCCGGGCGGCCGACTGGCGCCGCTGCAGGTGCGCTGGGCGCGGATCCTGCAGGAGATGGGGCACCGGCATTACACGATCGACAGCCGCGAGGCCATCGATCGGTTCGTCCAGGAGGAGTTGCCAGAATGAGATACAAGCCGCACCAATACCAGGAATACGCAACGGCCCGCATCCTGGACACGCAGTACATCGCGCTGCTGCTTGAGATGGGCCTTGGCAAGACGGTGAGCACGCTGACGGCGATCGATCAGCTGCTGAACGACTACTACGAGGCCGAACGGGTGCTGGTTATCGCGCCGTTGCGGGTCGCCGACGACACGTGGGCCCGGGAGACTGCCAAGTGGGATCATCTGCGGCATCTGCGGATCAGCAAGGTGCTGGGTGGAGTGGATGCCCGCCGGCGGGCGCTGAAGGCCGAGGCCGATATCTGGGTCATCAACCGTGAGAATGTCGAATGGTTGGTCGGCGAGTACGGCAGCAAGTGGCCGTTCGACATGGTGGTGGTCGACGAGTCCAGCAGCTTCAAGAATCCACAGGCCAAGCGCTTCAAGGCGTTGCGCCGGGTCCGGCCGTTCATCCGCCGGCTGGTCGCCCTGACGGGCACACCGGCGCCGAACAGCCTGATGGACTTGTGGCCTCAAGTCTACTTGTTGGATCAGGGCGAGCGCCTCGGCAAGACCATCACCGGCTTCCGGGACCGCTACTTCACCGCTGCAAGCCGCAGCGGCCATGTCGTGTACGAGTGGCGCCAGAAGCGCGAGGCCGAAGAGCGGATCTACGAGGCAATTAGCGACATCGCGGTGAGCATGAAGGCGGCGGACTGGCTGGAGCTACCGGAGCGCATCGACCGGACCGTATCGATCCGGATGAGCGGCGCCGCGGCGGAGCTGTACAAGCGGCTGGAGAAGGAGCTGCTGCTGGAATACGTCGACGCCGATGTCGTCGCGCAGACGGCCGCCGTCCTGAGCAACAAGCTGCGGCAGATGGCCAGCGGCGCCGTCTACGACGAGGATCGCGGGGTCAAGCCGATTCACGATGCCAAGCTGGACGCGCTGGAGGACATCATCGAGGCGGCGCAAGGCAAGCCGGTGATGGTGTTCTATGACTTCAAGCACAGCCTTTCGCGAATCCAGCAGCGCTTCCCGCAAGCCCGGACGCTGCGCAAAGGCAAGGACGGGACGGAGGATATCCGCGCCTGGAACGCCGACGAGATCCCGCTGCTGCTGCTGCACCCCAAGAGTGCCGGTCACGGCCTGAACCTGCAGGAGTCGAGCTGCCAGACGGTTGTGTGGTTCGACCAGATCTGGAGCCTCGAGGAGGATCAGCAAGCCAATGCCCGCGTCCACCGCCAGGGGCAGACGCGCAGCATCGTCGTTATGCGGCTGGTGGCCGAAGGGACGATGGACGAGGAGGCGGTCGCAGCGCTTGAGAGCAAAGCCGCCGGCCAAGATGCGCTGATGGAGGCCGTCAAGGCGCGGATCGAGAGGGTGAGGAGCGGATGAGCCGGACGCGGATCGTGCGGGAGATCGACGCGCTGCAGGACGCCAATTGCAAGAGCTGCCAGATCAAGCGCGACTTTGGCAAGGCTGAGGCCAAGCTGAGCAAACATTGCGGGAGCGAGTGCGCAATAGGCATACGGCTTCGCGCGTTGGGCAAGAAGCTCGTGTCAGACGCGAGGCCAAGGAAGAAACCTAGCCGAATGAACGGAGGAGACAAGATGCCCGGACAAAAAACGACGATAACGTCCGAAGAACAAAGCGATTTACCTGATCTGAGGGCAGAAATTGAGCGCCTTACCGAGCGTATGAAAAGCGCACAAGCCCAAGCCCTGAGAAATGCGACAATCTGTGATGAAAGGCAGGACGAGATCGAGCGCCTTAAGGCGGAGCACGAGCAGCATGCGCAGCTGCGGCGCAACGCCTACGAGGCTCACAATGCGGCGCAGGCGAGATTGCAGGAGCGCATCAAGCAGTTAGAGGAGCAGCTGGACGAAGCCGACCGTGAAAAAGCCTTGCTGCTGCAGACGATCGAGCGCGCTGCGCGGCCGGAGCCGCCGACTGAGGCGCAGCTGATGGACCAGGCGATCGGCGAGCTGACTCGGGTGCGCAAGCTGATCCGCCTGTACGCGGTCGGCGAATGACGAGAGGAGGGACTGCCGTGACCGAAGAGCAAGCCATTGACCTGCTGACGAGCTACCGCGCCAAGCAGGCCCGCATCAAGGCGCTGGACGCCGTGCCGGTGGGCGCAGGCATCACGATCAGCCGGCTCAGCGAGGACGACCAACTCCAGCAACTGCACCGCCGGCTCCGCGGGCTGCCGAGCTACATGTACCTGACGGCGCCGGAGCTGCGGCTCGAGGCGACGGCGCATGCGTACCTGACGCGCTACCCGGCCGGCACTCGTGCGCAGCTGGCCGCCGTGCCGGCGCAGGGCGCGGATCCCGAGGACAGCGGCCAGCTGCAGGAGCTGCGCAGCAAGATCAAGCGCGTCATTGAGGCGCGCGGCGCCGGCACGGACGACCTGGACATGCTGCTGGAGCGCCTGGCCGAGGCGCAGGACCTGCAGGCGGAGCTGCGGAGGGTGGACGCCGTGCTGGAGGCGCTGGCCGGCTACAAGCCGGATTACGCGCGGCTGCTGCGGCTGCGGTACGTGGAGGATCGGCCAGTCAATGCGGTAACGGAGGAGCTCAAGATCGTACGGCGCACATTCGAGCGATGGCGCTTGAAAGCAATCGAAGAATTCCAGCGATTAGCGTAATGTCGCATTTGTGTCGCATCCGTGTCGCATTGTTGTCGCACAGAGGCCTGTCAACCCGTGTTAAGATGCTATTGTGCCACAGTTAGCCATGTGTAGAGGCAGGGCCTAACGCCGGCGATGGCCGCCCGGTTTTCTCCGGGTCGGGCGGCCTTCAATTTCCCGGAGGAAAAAGGAGAATGCACTATGAATCCTCAGCTGGAGAACAACTTTTCGTATCACGCACCGCAACCAGGACAACCCGAAAAGTACGAGGAATTGCGCAGTTCCGCGAAGGAGCTGGCATACATCATCAAGAGTCTTTGCCCGGACAGCCGGGAGCAAAGCTTGGCTCTGACAAACCTTGAGCAAGCGCTCATGTGGGCCAACGCAGCCATCGCACGCAATTAAAAACGGCCACGCGCCGATATAAACGATAAAGGTCAGCCTCCTGCGGGAACAGGGAGGGCTGGCCTTTTTCATATTCCGAGGAGGAAGGGGCCATGAAATACGAGGGAGTCATCGTGACGGTAAGCCGGCATGCGCATGAGCAGTATTGCGCCCGCATCGGGCCGATCGAGTGGGACGAGCTGATCCGACAGACACAGGCGCTGCTGGACGCGGACGAGCGTGGATATGATGACGGCGTCTACATGCAGCTGGGCGGCATCTGGTGGGCCGTGGCGCGCGTCGACATGGGACTGATCATGAAGACCTGCTACGGCCGGACGAGCATGCATCTGCCGCGGGCGCTCAAGTGGGCACGCCGGCACAACGACCGAATCAGCTTGGAGAGCATGGCATTTTGACCTGAGGGGAGGCCGCCGACATGGCGCTGACTGCGAAGCAAGAGAAGTTCGTCCAAGAATATCTAATCGATCTCAACGCCACGCAGGCGGCCATCCGGGCCGGCTATAGCCCGGCGTCGGCAGAGGCCATCGGATACGAAAACCTGAATAAACCACAGATTCGTGCGCGTATTGACGCGCGGATGGCGGAGCTGTCTCGCCGGACTGGCGTCAACCAGGAGCGCATCATTCGCGAGCTGGCGCGGATTGCTTTTTTAAATCCGACGGACATCGTCGATGCCGATGACGCGTCGATCAAGGAGGATGCGTCAGAGGAGGATACTGCGGCAATCGCCAGCGTGAAGGTGAAGACAACGCCAGGCGAGTACGGCGACGGCGTGGAGCGCGAAGTGAAGTTCGCCGACAAGATCAAAGCGCTGGAGCTGCTGGGCAAGCGTTTCGGCATGTGGATCGACCGCCAAGAGGTCGACGTCCAAGGCGCGGTCAAGATCGTCGACGACGTGCCGCGTGATACCGGATGAGCGTCAGGCTGACGGATCTCATCGCGCCGAGCTTCTATGGCGTCCATCAAGCGGTCAAGACTGGCACGGCGACACACTTCCTGCTTGGCGGCGGCCGTGGCTCCACTAAGTCCTCGTTCACGCCGACGGAGATCATCCTGGGGCTGATCGCGGACCCGAACGCCAACGCGATCGCGCTCCGCAAGGTCAAGGACACGCTGCGCGAATCGGTCTATGAGTCGTTCGAGTGGGCGATCGACAAGCTGGGCGTCTCGCATCTATTCGATGCGCGGGTATCGCCGATGCAGATTATCTATCGTCCGACCGGCCAAAAAATCATCTTCCGCGGTGCCGATAATGCCGTCAAAATCAAGTCCCTGCGGCTACGCAAGGGATTCTTCAAGTTTGTCTGGTTCGAGGAGGCCGACGAGTTCGGCATCGAGGACATCCGCTCCATTAACCAGACGCTGTTGCGCGGCGGCGACGGCTACCGGGTGTTCTATTCCTATAACCCGCCGAAGAGCCGCAAGCGCTGGGTGCACGACTACCGCAAGAACCCGCCGGACAGCTGGTTGACGCATCACAGCGACTACCGCAGCGTCCCGCGGCACTGGCTGGGGGAGCAGTTCTTTCTTGAGGCCGAGAGCTTGGAGAAGCGCAACGAGGCCGCCTACCGGCACGAGTACCTTGGGGAGGACACGGGGACCGGCGGCGAGGTGTTCAAGAACCTCAACCTGCGCCGGATCAGCGACGAGGAAATTGCCGTGTTCGACCGCATCAAGCGCGGGCTCGACTTTGGCTTTGCGGCGCATCCGACGCACTACGCGGTCATGCACTTCGACGCCACGCGCCGGCGGCTCTACATCTTCGGGGAGATCCACAAGGCCGGCATGGCCAACAGCCCGCTGGTCGCCGCGATCAAGGCCGAGAACACCGGCAGCCGGCCGGTGACGGCTGACAGCGCGGAGCCGCGGACGATCAATGAACTGCGCAACCTCGGTCTGAATGTGCTGCCCGCTCGCAAAGGCCCGGACAGTGTTGAGCACGGCATGAAGTTCTTGGAAGACCTGGATGAGATCGTCATCGACCCGATACGCTGCCCGAACACGGTGCGGGAGTTCGATGGGTACGAGCTGGCGCCTGACGGCAACGGCGGCTGGAAGGCCGGATACCCGGACAAAGACAACCACAGCATTGACGCGGTGCGCTATGCGCTGGAGGACGAGATGCGGCAAGCCAAGGTCAGGGTGGGCAACAAAGCAAAGGTGGGGGTGAGGTAAGATGGCCATCATACGGAGCCGGGAGCTGCTGGACAACTGGGAGGACATCCCGGCGAAGCTGATCCACTCCTGCATCAGCGAGCACCAGGAGAGCATCAAGCGCATCGACCTGCTCGAGCGGTATTACAAGGGCAAGCACGACATCCTGCAGCGCGACCTCGGCGAGGACAAGGGGCTGCCGAACAATCGGCTCGTCGCCAACCACGCCAAGTACATCACGGACGTCGCAGCGGGCTACTTCGGCGGCGATCCGGTCAAGTACAGTGGCGACGGCATCGACGCGATTATGGCCGCCTACAAGGCTGCCGATGTCGACAGCCACGACTCGGAGATGATCAAGGACCTGTCGATGTACGGGGTGGCCCGGGAGCTGCATTACATGAGCAGCGACGATGTTCCGATCCCGCGCGTCAGCTGCATTGATCCACGGCAGCTCTTCCTTGTTGTGGATGACTCGGTAGAATACCGCAGCCTGTTCGGCGTGCACTACTACGAGCGTCGCGACCTGGACAACAAGGCGGCGGGCTGGACCATCAACGTCTACACAGCCACGCGGATCCTGCGCTACAGCGCCCCGAGGCTTGGCGCGCCGGAGCTTGAGCTGATTCAGGAGACGCCGCACTATTACGGCGGCGTGCCGATCGTCGAGATCTGGAACAACGAGGAGCAGCAGGGCGACTACGAGCAGCAGCTCAGCCTGATCAACGCCTACAACGTGCTGGCAAGCGATCGGGTCAATGACAAGCAGCAATTCGTCGATGCAATCCTGCTGCTTGTGGGAGCGTCGCTTGGGGATGACGAGACTGAAGCCGGCAAGACGCTCAAGCTCTTGAAGAAGTTCAAGACTCTGGAGCTTCCAGCGATTGAAGGAGCTGGGGCGAGCTGGTTGACGAAGACGTTGAACGAGGCCGACACCGAGGTTTTGAAGAACGCCATCAAAAACGACATCCATGAATTCAGCATGGTGCCGAACCTGACAGATCAAAACTTCGCGTCAAACGCCAGCGGTGTCGCAATGAAATACAAGTTGTTCGGGCTTGAGCAGCTCGCCAAGACAAAGGAGCGCTACTTTGTTCAGGGCTTGCGTGAGCGGCTGAAGCTGTTTGCGTCGATCCTGCGCGTGAAAGGCCAAGCGGCCAGCACCGACGATGTCACCATCACGATGACTCGCAGCCTGCCAAGCAATGACCTGGAGACGTCGCAGGTGATCACGAACCTAAAGGACATAGTAAGCGCGGAGACGCTGCTAGCGCAGCTGTCATTCATCGACGATCCGGCGGCTGAGGCCAAGAAGGCTGCCGCCGAGCGGGCGGCCGCGCTGAAGGAGCAGCAGAAGGCGTTCGGCATGCCGATGGGCTCGGAGGATGCCGAGGACGAGGACCCGGACGATGCGGAGTGACGCCTACTGGGAGCGCCGTGCGCGAGAGCGGATGGCCGTCTACCACAAGGACGCGGACGCGACCGTCCGGACCGTTTGGGCAGCCTACCGCAAGGCGCGGGCTGACATTCAAGCTGAGATCAACAAGATCGTCGGCACGTTCGGACGCGGCGGCCAACTGGACCCAGCGCAGGCGCGCCATCTGCTCAACCAGCGGATCCCGGATTCGTGGATGGAGCTCGGCCGCCGATTGTACGCCCGAGCCAAGGACGACCGCGTCAAGCGCTACCTACTGACTCGGCTGAACGCGCCGGCCTACCGGGCGCGCGTCACGCGCCTAGAGGCGCTGCAGGAGATGATCCGCTGGCAGATGGCCGCACTGGCGGACGTGGAGCTGGCGGCCGTCCAAAAGGGCTACATGGACACGATCACCGACGCCTATTACCGGACGATGTTCGACCTGCAGCAGGGTGTAGGCATCGGGTTCGATTTCGCGCGGATGCCGGCCAGGACGGTGGAGGAGATCCTGCGGCGGCCATGGAGTGGCCAGCACTTCAGCGATCGCGTCTGGACCAATACCGGCTTGCTCGCCCAGCAGGTGACGGAGGTAGTCACGGCGGGCATGACGAGCGGTCGTGGCGTGGAGAAGATGGCTCGGGAGCTGTCCGAGCGCATGGAGGTTGGCCGTCAGGCGTCCGAGCGGTTGATCCGCACGGAGACGACGTACATGGCCAACGCCTCGGAGATGGAGAGCTACGAGGCGGCGGACATCGACCAGTACATGTTCGTCGCGACGCTCGATCTTCGAACGAGCCCGCAGTGCCAGAAGGCCGACCGGAAGATCTACGCCGTCGCGGACGCGAAGCCGGGCGTGAACATGCCGCCGCTGCATCCGTACTGCCGCTCGACGACGCGGGCCTGGTTCGGGCCGGAGACGATCGAGGGCATGCAGCGACGTGCGCGGGATCTGGAGACTGGGAAGACGGTGCTGGTACCGGCGAGCATGACGTACGCCGAGTGGCACAAGCAATACGCAGGATGAGGTCCGGTCGATCGGGCCTCTTTGCTCTGTCCGAAACGTGCTGACGACATAAAAAGCCGCATGGATCCTAGCCGACGGGCGCAAAACGGGAGGATGCACGATGAAAAAGCTGATCATGAAGCCGGCCGCGCCGGAGTTCGCGAAGAAAGTCCGCTATCCACTCAACCTGCAGCTGTTTGCTGAGGGAGAAGGCGGTGCCGAAGCAGCGGGCGGCGGGGAAGGCGACAAGGGCGGCGACGGCGGAGCAGCCGCTGGCGGCAAAGCCGGCGAGGGCGAGAAGAAGTCGTTTACGCAGGAAGATCTGGACCGCATCCTGACGGAGCGCCTGGGCAAGGCGCAGTCCAAGTGGGAGAAGGATCTCCAGACGAAGCTCGACGAGGCCAAGACCGAAGCCGAGAAGCTCGCCAAGATGACGGCGGACCAGAAGGCGGAGCATGAGCGCCAGAAGCGCGAGAAGGCGCTGGCCGATCGGGAAGGCGAGATCACCCGCCGTGAGCTCCGCGCGACCGCGCTCGAGCAGCTCGCTGAGAAGGGGCTGCCGAAGTCGCTGGCCGACATCCTGTCCTATACGGATGCAGAATCGACGAACAAGGGCCTCGAGGCCGTTGAAAAAGCGTTTCGCGAAGCCGTCGAAGCCGGCGTGAACGAGCGACTCAAGAGCAGCGGCACCGGCACACCGAAAGGCGGCAGCGGGGGCAGCGCAGTCCCCGGAGCCGAGGAGATTGCAAAAATCTTTGCGAAACGATAAGGAGATGAAGTGAAATGGCAATCAATACACTCGAATATGCAAAGCTGTTTCAGGACCAACTCGACTTGCAGGTCCAGCAGCAGGCGACATCTGGTTGGATGGAGAGCAACGCCGGCGAGGTCAAATACAGCGGTGGTAACGAAATTAAGATTCCGGACATCGTCGTCCAAGGCCTGGCGGACTATGACCGCGACACGGGCTTTGCTCAAGGCAGCGTGACTTACAAGTACCAGACGCACACGCTGACACAAGACCGCGGCCGTACTTTCCAACTCGATGCGATGGATGTCGACGAGACTAACTTTGGCGCGTCTGCGGCGAACGTCATGAGCGAATTCCAGCGGACGCAGGTCATCCCGGAGATCGACGCCTATCGTTACAGCAAACTGGCTGCTCTGGCGACTGCGAAGGGTAACTCGGGCACCTATACACCGGCATCCAGCGACATCGTCTCCAAGATCTACGCGGACATTTTCAAGTTGGCGGATCGCGGCGTTGATCTGGCGCAGCTGGTGATTACGCTGCCATTCACGACGTACCAGGTATTGACCGACAGCACTCAGATCCAGAAGAAGCTTGACGTTGTCCAGTTTACACAAGGCGGCGTCAACCTGATGGTCAAGGCGTTGGACGGCATTCCGCTGATTCCGGTTGTATCCAACCGCATGAAGTCGGCATACGTCTTCAACGACGGGGCGACGACGGGACAAGAGGCTGGCGGCTTCGCGCCTGCTTCGGGAGCCAAGGGGATCAACTGGATCATCTCGGCGCGCAACACGCCGATCGGCATCAGCAAGACGGATGTCATCCGTATCTTCGATCCGATGCAAAACCAGAAGGCGAACGCATGGAAGCTGGATTACCGCAAGTATCATGATCTGATCGTGCCGGACAACAAGGTTGCAACGCTACAAGTTTCGGTTGGCGCATGATGATTACACTCCAGCTGCTGAACGTGGTGAAGGTCGTTGAATCGGAAAGCAAAGCAGAGGCGCTTGAAGCGAAGGGTTTCAAGCGTGTCGAGCTGCCTGAGAAAACGAAAGGCAAGGCAGGCACGGCGGACAAGCCTGCTGAATAGCCAGAGAGGAGCCGGACATGACACAGGACACCATCGACAAACTGCTGCTTGTGCTGCCCGGCGCCTCGTCGCCGCTGCTGTCCATGATGGCGGAGGACGCCGAGCTCGACCTGCTCTCCTGGACGTCGCGGACGGCGCTGCCGCCGGCTCTGGAATCGACGCTGCGGCAGCTCGTCGTGATGCGCTACAACAAGATGGGGATCGAGGGGCAGACGGCGCACAGCGAGGGCGGCGTGAGCCGAGCCTTTGCCGATCTGCCCTCCGACCTGCAGCAGACGGTCGGGCGCTGGCGGCGCGTGAGGGTGGCGGGATCATGAGGCTGCGGGAGCGAGACAAGCAGACGATCACGCTACGGGCGCCAGAGATGGTACAGGAGGCCGATGCCTCGACGAGCCAAGGCTGGTCGGCTGAGCCAGTTGCATTGCGCGGTCATGTGCAGCCGGCCGGGGGCAAGTTGCTCGCCGAGATGTACGGGCTGCGGGCGGCATATATGCGCTCCGTCTTCGCGGAGCCGGGGCAGCTTGCCGTGTCGATCGAGGGCTTCGGCGTCTGGCTCAACGTGCCGAGTACGGCGGCGCCGGATTACAAGGTCGTCGCCGTGCGGCCGTGGGGCGGGCATACGGTTATCGACATGGAGGTGTGGGGCCGTGGGTAGCATGCAAGGCATCGACCGCCTGATCGGCAAGCTGAACGGGCTCGGCGGCGACACCGACCGGGCGCTCCGGACGGCGATCCTGCAGACCGCGAAAAAGGTCCAAGGCGATGCCAAGGACCTGTGCGCGGTCGACACTGGGGCGCTGCGGAACAGCATCCAGGCGCGCGTCGAGAACATCGACGGGAAGCCGGCCGGCATGGTGTCCACCGGGATGGAGTATGCGCCGTACGTCGAATTCGGGACCGGCCAGCGCGGTCAGGAGTCGCCATCGCCGCCGAAGTATGACGGACCGCTCGCCTACCGGCAGGACTGGAACGGCAACAAGGCGCAGCCGTTTTTATATCCGGCGGCCGCCATGAGCAAAGCGATCTACCCCAAGCTGGTCGCAAAGCAGCTACAGAAAGAAATCAAACGTTTGGAGGGACCGGGATGATCGACATCAAGCCAGATGTTCTGACCGCGCTGCAGGCCGTCCCTGGCGTCAAGGCCGTGACGGACGCCTACCCGACGGACTGGGGCAAGCTGCCGGCAATCAGCTTTTATGAGGCGTCCAACCGGGATCCGCTCGGCATCGCAGCCGGACCGCTGTCGGACGTGGCTGTCCAGGTGGACATCTGGCACACCAGATCGACCGGCGCGCTCGCATCGGCCGTGGATTCGGCGCTGAACGCGATCGGGCTTCGGCGCGAGATGGCCGCCGACGTCCCGGACCCCTCCGGCATCAAACATAAAACGATGCGCTACCGCGGCGTTGTGGATGTCCGCAGCGGCCGCGTGTCGCAATAGAAAGGGTGAAGCAAATGGCAGGCGTACTGACAAAAGACACGACGCTCAGCGTCAAGGGGACGGGCAGCACGTACACGGAGATCCCATTCCTGATGGAGGTGCCGGAGATCGGCGGCGAGCCCGATCAGGTCGAGGTGACGACGCTCGGGGACAGCACGCGCAAGTACATCGCGGGCATCAAGGATCTCGGCGACCTGACGTTCTCGTTTTTGTACGACAACTCGGGGCCGGCGGCGAATTTCCGCGTGCTGAAGGCGATCGAGACGCTGGGGGAGACGAAGTCGTTCAGGCTCGAGTATCCCGACGGCACGACGCACGACTTTGACGCGCAGGTGAGCGTCAAGATGGATTCGGCGGCCGTCAACGCGGCGCTGACGTTCACGGCCTCGTTTTATCTGCAGTCTGAAATCGCCGTTACCGACCCGGTCTAATGCCGGCACTCAGAGCGCTCCGCAGCCGGGGCGCTCATTCATTTTAGGGAGGAAACCTGATGAAATACATGACCTTTGAAATCAATGGAACCGACTACAAGCTGCGCCTGGGCGCGGCACAGATCATGGAGCTGGAAAAGCATCTGGGCGGCCGCAATCCGCTCGACGTGCTGATGGCCACGGAGCAAGGGCAGCTGCCGTCCGTGACGTCGACGCTGCGCATCCTGCACGCGGCCATGGTCAGGTTCCAGGCCAGCGTCAGCTGGCGGGACGTGCTGGACATCTACGATGGCTACGTCGACAACGGCAATACCTACACGGACCTGCTGCAGCCCCTCATCAAGGTGTTCGAGGTGAGCGGTTTTTTCAAAGCCGCGCCGGCGGAGGAGAGCCTGCGGGCGACCCAGTAAGCACGCTGACGGAGCTGTTCGAGCGGCTCTATCCGATCGCGTGCATAGCCGGGGCGGATCCGGTCCGCTACTGGGACATGACGTACGGCGAGATCATGGCCCAGATCGACGCCCATGTCGAACGGCAGCGGGCCGAGATGCAGCTGCAGGCGCTTATCAGCTTCCGGCAGGCGCACTTACTCGGAGCTGTTGTGGCTCGGGTGTTAGGCGGCAAAGGGAATGTGCCCCCGCTCGACGAGGCGTTCCCGGGCATCTTCCCCGAGGAGCTGACGCGTCCGAAACGGCAGGACTGGCGGGTCATGAAAGAGCGTGTCGCCGATTACGGCGCGCGTCATCGAAAGCGAGGTGAGCAGCGTGTCGATCACGGTGGACGAGCTCAAGGTGCTGATCACGGCCGAGACAGCGGGCCTCAAGCGGGAGCTGAAGGACGTCCGGCGCGTCCTGACGGAGACGGACAAGACGACCGGTAAGGTCACGGCGTCCATCAAGAGCCATCTGGCATCGATCGGCACGGCGCTCGCCGCGATTGGTGCCGGCGCCGGCTTCTTGAGCGCGGCCAAAGACGCGATGAAATTCGAGGCTGCCGTCCAGCAGGTCAACCGCATGATGGGCGAGAGCACAACCATCTTCAGGCAGTGGGTGACCGGTCAGGCGGCCGCGTTCGGCATGGGGATCTCAGAAGCGACGCAGTACGGCGCGACCTACGCCAACCTCATCAGCGGGTTTAGCGCGGACCAGGCGGAGACGACCAAGCGGACCATTGACCTGCTGCAGGCATCCGCCATCGTTGCCTCCGCAACAGGTCGGAGCATCTCGGATGTCATGGAGCGGATCCGATCCGGGATGCTTGGCGAGACGGACGCGGTGGAGGATCTGGGCATCAACGTCAACGTGGCCATGCTGGAGTCGACGAACGCCTTCCGGCAATTCGCCGGCGACCAGAGCTGGGCGCAGCTGAGCTTTCAGACGCAACAGACTATCCTCTACTTTGCCATACTTGAGCAGGCCGCGCGAAAGTACGGCAACGAGTTGGCGGCCAACACGGCGACCCGGCAGGCTGCTTTTATTGCGCAGCTCAAGAACGCCCGGCTCTACCTCGGCCAGGCGTTTTTGCCCATCTACAACGCCGTGCTGCCGGCGTTGACGGCGATGGCTAAGGCGCTCGCGACCGCGATGATGTGGCTAGCGGCCTTCACGACGGCGCTGTTCGGTGGCTCCGGCGCGGCGCAGCAGGTTAAGGCGGCGCAGGACCAAGCGACGGCCGCCGCAGACATCGGCGGCGGCTACAAGGACGCCGGGGAACAAGCCAAAAAGGCCGGCGACGCCGCGGCCAAGGCTGGGAAAAAGGCCAAGGGCGCCGTAGCCGGCTTTGACAAGCTTAACCTTGTCGGCGAAAAGCCCGCGTCCGGCGGAGCCGATGCTGCGGGAGTGGCCGATCCTGCGGGAGTAGGCGCCGCGGCAGGCGGCATGTGGGACGCGGCCAGCTTTTCGGGCATCACGGATGGCATGGATGGAGTCGTCGCCAAGGCGCAGGAGATGGCCGCCAAGGTGAAGGACGCAATCAAGGCCATGTCGGACTTCATCCGACAGCACAAGGACAGCATCATCGCGGCGCTCGCCGGGCTGGCTGCAGGCTTCGCGGCATTTTTCCTGGCCAGCCGCTGGGCGGCCATCGTCGCGGCGGTACAGCGGGTCTGGAAGGTGCTCACCTCGCTCCGGCTCGTCTTTGCCGCGCTGGGCGGACCGGTCGCGCTGATTGCTGCGGCGGTCGCGGGGCTGACGGCCGCCTTCGTCTACTTCTACCGAACGAATGACTCATTCAAGGGAGCGGTGGACGGTATCTTGCGGCAGATCGGCGTTACAGCGAAGTGGCTCTGGAACGATGTGCTCAAGCCGTTTGCCGCCTGGTATGGGCAGGCGTTCGTCGCGGCTTGGAAGCAGGCGGGTGACGCGCTCAGCACGCTGTACACGGAGGTGCTGCAGCCGGTCGGCCAATGGCTGGGCGGCAAGCTGCTGAGCGCCTGGAAGTCGCTGCAGGCTGGCATGAGCGCCTTTTACAACGAGCTGCTGGTCCCGCTCGCCGGTGAGTTCCGGGAGTTCTATCAGCAGACGCTCAAGCCGTTTGGCAGCTGGCTCGCGGACAAGTTCCTCGCGGCGTGGGAAGGACTCAAGGCGGTCGTCTCCGAGTTCTGGTCCAGCGTGTTGAAGCCGTTCCTAAACGACCTGGCTGCGGGATGGCAGTCCAAGGTCGAGCCAATCATTGCCGCGCTCAAAGATCGCTTCGCGAAAGGCTGGGACACGCTGGCGGGGAGCGTGGGCAGCTTCAGCGAACGCGTGCTGCAACCCTGCGCGGACGCGCTCAAGTGGCTCTACGACAAGGTGCTGGTTCCGCTGGCGTCCATCATAGGCGGTGCGCTCAAGATTGCATGGGACACGATCTCCACGATCGCAGCATCGTTCTACAAGAACGTCATTATCCCATTGGCGAACCTGTTTTTGGACAACTTTATCCCGGCACTCGAGGCGATCGAGGCGGTGTTCAAAGCGATTTACGAAAACGCGCTGAAGCCGCTGGGCAAGTATCTGGCCGAGGGATTCAAGGTGACCGTCGAGAACATAATCAAGTCCTTTACATGGTTGTGGAAAAACGTCCTGGAGCCGCTTGCCACGTTTGTGGGCGGCGCGCTGAAAATCACCTTTACCAACACGTTCGAGGGGTTGAAGGGCGTCATCAACGGCGTGAGCAAGATCTTGACCGGCCTGCTGACCTTCATCACCGGCGTCTTCACCGGCGACTGGAAAAAGGCTTGGCAAGGCGTGGTAAAGGTCTTCGACGGGATCTTCGGAGGCTTGTGGGCCATCATCAAGGTGCCGCTCAACATGATTATCGATGGCATCAACGCGGTCATCGGAGGTATCAACCGACTCAAGATTGACCTCCCGGACTGGGTCCAGAAGGTGACGGGCTACTCGTCCTTTGGCTTTAACATCCCCCGGATCCCGAAGCTCGCCGAAGGCGGCCTCGCCTACGGGCCGACGCTGGCCATGGTCGGCGACAACCGCGGTGCGGCTGCGGATCCGGAGGTCATCTCCCCGCTCTCCAAGCTCGAGGGCATCATCGCCGGCGCTGGCGCCGGCAACAACCGCGAGGTCGTCAGCCTGCTCACATCGCTCCTGCAGGCGGTCAAAGGCGGCGGAAAGGACATCGTGCTGCAGATCGGTGAGACGGAGCTTGGCCGCGCCGCGGCGCGGGGCATCAACACCATCCAGCGGCAGACGGGCGTCTCGCCGCTGCGGATCTAAAGGAGGGCCGACATGACATGGACCTGAAAATCAACGATCAGCCGATCGCGGCCCTGCCATCGGAAATGACGGTGGAGCTGCTGGACTTGGACGACGCGGAGAGCACGACGCGGACGGCCGACGGTACGCTCAACCGGGATCGGGTTGCAGTCAAGCGACAGATCCAGATGTCCTGGAATGCGTTGACCATGGCGCAGATTTCGGCGCTGCTCAAGCAAATGAGCGGCGTCTTCTTCCAATTTCGCTATCCGGATCCGATGGCCGGCGTGTACACGACCAAAACGATGTATGTTGGGAACCGGCCGGCGCCGATGGCGATGGAAAAGAACGGCGTGATTTATTGGAACGGCCTGAAAGTCACGCTGACGGAGAAGTGATGCTATGTATCCGATAAGTGCAGTTTATGCGGATTATCTCAAGCGACACGACCGGGAGTTTAAAGTGAAGCTCCAGGTCGGCGCCGTCACCTATGACGATACATCGATCGTGGATTTCACGATCGATAATGCGCTGAGCCTGACGGACGGACTGGCGATCGGGACGACGAATTTGTCCGAGCTGAAGATCAAGCTGCGGACGCAGGATGAGATCCCGTCTAACGCGATGATGGTCCCGTACTTGGCGATGGATACAGGTGGCCTTGCTTGGAATCAGGCTGCTTATCCGTGGAACCAAGCGGCGATCACCTGGGCCGGAGGCGGAACGGAGTGGCTGCCGCTCGGCGAGTTTTATGTTGACAGCCGCGAGCGAGTGAACGATGTTTGGGTTTACACCTGCTACGACAAGCTGGTCTATGCCGACGTGCCGTATGTCTCCGGTCTATCTTATCCGGCGACGCACAAGGCCGTATGGGACGAGATCTGTACACGGCTCGGTTACACATACGACAGCAGCGTGCAGATCCGAGCCGGCACGATTACGGCGGCGCCGACCGGCTACAGCTGCCGGCAGGTGCTCGGGTTTATTGCGGCCGCCAATACGGCGTGTCTGTTCGCGGGCAAGGACGGTGTGCTGCGGTTCAAGCGGTTCCGCGGCGGCACGGCCCCGGTCATCCAGATGACGTCGGCGGATTACGTGCGCGTACGGCAAACCAACCCGGTCAAGAGCTACACCCGCGTCGTACTGACCTATGACACGGAGGAGGGCAATGCTTACGAGTCTGGCAGCGGCGACGAAAACCACACGCTTTACGTGACAATCCCGTTCGGCACGCAGGCGATGGCCGATCAGATCCGGGTGGACCTGGCCGGCTTCTCGTACACGCCGATCTCGATGGAGAGCCGCGGCTTCCCGCACTTTGACCAAGGCGATGAGCTACAGTTCGAGCGCTACGAGGGCAAGACCTGGCTGGACACGCAGACGCCGTGGGCAGCGACCGAGACGCCTTGGGATGGCGTGATGCGCTATCGCTCAATCATCCTGAGGCAGGTCATGAGCTTCAAGGGCGGACTCAAACTGAGCATCGAGGCGCCGAGCGTGTCGGAGCAGCAGAGCGAGTTCAAGGTCGACGGCGCGCTGACGACGGCGATCAACGCGCTGAACAAGTCCGTGGTCAAGCAAGGCAAGCTCTATTACGGCGCATCGCTATCCCGCGAGACCGGGCTGACGATCGACCGCTCTGATGGCAAGGCACGGGCGGTGCTAAACGCTGATGAGCTGACGTTCTATCGCGGATCGGACAAGGCGCTGTGGTTCGATGTCGCCAACAACAAGTACCGGTTCAGTGGCACGTTGGAGGCGGCCGACGGCGTATTCAGCGGCAGCCTATCGGCGGCGACGGGTACCTTTCGCGGATCGCTCCAGGCGGCGACCGGCACATTCTCAGGCGACTTGTCCGCTGCTGGAGGTACGTTCCGCGGGAACCTGTCAGCTGCAGGCGGAACGTTCTCCGGTGCGTTGCAGGCGGCCAGTGGCTCGTTTAGCGGTCAAATAACTGCTTCGACGATTCAAGGTGGTACCATAACCGGCGCGCTAGTCAGGACAAGCGCAACAGGGGCCAGAGTCGAGCTGGATGCGGGCGGATGGCGCACATTTGATGGCGGAGGGACGAAACGGATTGGTATTACGCTTGATACTTCGTACGGGATGAGCGCAATAAACTGGTATGGAGAATCTGGCGGTGTGAGCGGTGCAATTAATGGTCAGGATGCACTTTTCCAAATCCTTGCTAACGCCCCTATGCTGATTCAATCGTTTAGAGGTATTCAGTTCGGTGGATCGGTCGATTTCGGAGGGGTGAGTGTATATGGACTAACACCAGATAAAGTGGTTGGTTTGTCTCAGCAACTGCAGGCGCTATGGGATGCGCTGAACAATAAATCAGATAAGGGCCACGTTCACAGCTACACTGTTCCTAGCCATAATCACGGTAATGCTGCGAATCAGAACTTCAGTTATTCCGGCAGCACTGGATCAGCTTAACAATCGCGACTTTTATCCGATAATCACCGTATACGATAACAGACTTTTCCAAAGGAGTGCATAGCATGAAAAAGTTCGTATGCGGTGTTTTGGTCGGAGTATTGTTGACGGCCGGAGGTTCAGCCTTTGCTGCTTCGACGGGTCTAGTCGGCAAGAAAGTACAGGGTGTGTACGCGATTATGAAAGACGGTAAAAAGCTGGCTGATGCAGCCGTTATTGATGGGGCGGCTTATGCACCTGTGCGGGCTGTTGCCGAAGCCAGTGGAGCCGTTCTTACTGTCGAGGGGAGATCAATTAAAATGGCGGAAGCCACAATTGTTAATTCATCTCCAGATGATTCTAACAAAGAATCGAAAGCCGATTTAGAAAAGAAGCTAACCATTCAAAAAAATCTGGAGAGTTTATTTGAAGCAAGCCTTGCCAATCTAGAAGGAGGCCTTCCTTCTCTGGAGGCTGGGGCAGCTGTGGGTAATGAAAGATCAAAAGCGACACTTGAATCCGTAAAAGCAGAAATCGAAAAAACAAAAGATAGTTTAGTTAAATTCCAAGCAGAAATTCAAAGGCTTGAAGAAGCATTGAAACTCTTGGATCAATAGTATATTCACGAAGTCCCGCCACCCCGGCGGGGCTTTTTATTTTGAAAGGAGCTGCTATCTGTGGCACAAATCAAACCGATCGTCCGCGTCGAGCTTGATCCGCTGCATGCCGTGCCGGAGATCTGCGCCGTCATCGCCGCGCTGTTACCCTACAACAGGGGCCACGAGCAGGCTGTGCTGGAAGGCGTCCGTGACGCGATAAATGAGCAACTGAAAGGAGATGGCGAAAATGCCGAATCGGTACGCGAATCTCGACGGAAACGCTAAGATCAGCGAGTCCTATACGCAAATCAATGACGGCTTTACGACCGTCCAGTCGGACATCGACAGCCACAAGGCTGCCGCGACGCTCGATCATCCCGACGGCTCCGTCACGACGGCCAAGCTGGCCGGCAAGGCCGTGACGCAAGCCAAGCTCGGAGACAAGGCTGTTGGCTCCGGCCAACTCGCCGACGCCGCGGTCGGAACAGGGCAACTGGCGGACGGGTCCGTCACCACGGCAAAGATCGCCGGCAAAGCGGTCGGTGCAGCTCAGGTGGCGGATAAAGCTATCGGCTCCGGGCAACTCGCTGATTCCGCTGTTGGTACCACTCAGATTGCGGCCAAGGCCGTGACGCAAGCAAAGCTGGGGGATGCAGCCGTCGGCACTACGCAGTTGGCGGACGGGGCGGTTACGGCGGCCAAGGTCGCTGCTGACGTGGCGACACAAGCAGAGCTCGACGCGCACGTCAATGACACCGTGCCGCACATCTCTGCAGCCGAGCGAAGCAAGCTGACCGGGATCCAAACGGGGGCAGAGGTTAATCAAAACGCTTTTGCCAAAGTAAACGATGTCCCGGCCAACGCGAAATCCGATACGCTCACCATCGAAGGCGGCACCGGCATTACGATTACGACGGATGCTGCGAACAAGAAGGTGCTCGTCACGGCTACCGGCACGGCCACGCCGGGCGCGCACGCCAGTTCGCACATCACGGGCGGCACAGACGTTATCCCTAATGTGACCGGCAGCAGCAGCGGCCTCATGAGCCCGGTCGACAAGAGCAAGCTGGACGGAACCGCCAGCGCGGCCACACCAAGCACGATCATGCAGCGGGACGCCAATGGCCGGGCCAAGATCGCTGCGCCGGCCGCAGCCGACGACATCGCCCGCAAAGACACGGTAGACGCCGCCGTAGCGCCGCTGACCGCCGACCTGGCCGACGCTGCGCTTGAGTCGCTGGCGCTTGTGCCGGGGCAGCAGGTAGTCAGCCCGACGCGGCCGGCGCCGCTGAGAGTCAAGAGCATCAAGGGGCGGACGCTGGTCAATTTGCTGGGGCGCGATGGAGGGTTTGAGGCCGGGGTTCCGACAACTTGGTCGGCGACCTACGGCACCATGTCGTCCGAGACGGGCAATGTTGCATCTGGCGCCAAAGCGTTGCGAGTGACGCTCGCCTCCGCGGCGGCGAGCGCGGCGACCAACCGGTTCCTGCCGGCGGACAACAAATGCTATGTCTTCATCGCCATGTTAAAATGCGGGACCAACAGCTCCATGCAAGCCGTCATTTCAGGTAATCAAGGCACGCTGGTCACCAAAAAGGACGAGTTTGCCCCGTCGTTCATCCGCTTCAAAGCAGCCTCGAGCGGCGTGCCGAGCATCACGGTCGACGGCGCAAACGGACAATACGGCTATGTGGACGGCGTGCGGCTGTACGAGATCACGCAAGCAGAGTATGACGCTATCGCCGGGCAACTGGCCGACCAGGTTGCGGCGAAATACCCCTACGTCGACGATGTCAAAAACGTCAACGGGGTCTACATCCGCAACATCCCCGTCGTCGGAGATCCGGACAAAGACCAATATGTCTTTTACCCGGATTGCCAGCTCGCGGCGAACATGGATGGAAGCATCTACGACGAGCTGTATACGGATGCGGACGGCAGGGCTCGGGTCAAGCGCAGATTCAGAACGATGGATCTGACCGGAGAAATGGCGTGGGGATTTGCAGGCAGTCCATCGGGATATAAAACGTTCGGAGTATCTATTCCAGCACCTATAAATGACACAGCCTTTGTCGTCAAATACGACGGTAAAATCCTGGGCCGTGTCTTATCCGGGGCTGGTTTTAGCGCCGCCGATCAGCAGGTCATCTCGGGGGTTTACAACGGGACGACATATAACACGGTTAGTATATCTGTGAGTAACAACGACTCCGGCTGGGGCGACAGTTACACGCCGACAGCGGACGAGATCAAGGCGTATTTTAACGGCTGGGTCATGTTTAACGGAGGGGCAGCGTCAAATTCAACACCTGATAACCCTGCAAACAACCTATACAACGGCTCTGGCCAAAAAGCTTGGGCTCGGCGATCGGGGGGGGTGGGGCGGACTTGGGTGGACGGCACAGTCTCCTTGCCGATGACATTGGCTCCGTCATTTACTACCTACCGCCTTCAGTACCAGCTTGCCGAGGCAGTCGATGAGCCGACGCGGTCTGAGGGCGCGATCCTGCTGACGACGGGCGCGAATAGCCTTGAGGTCGGGGCAGGGGCTATCGTGCGGGAATCAGCACGTCCCGCTATCGTGAGCGGCGCGGCGTATATCTTTGCGAATAACCAAGCCTACCGCAACCAACGAGTTATTCAGACTTACAAAAATAGCAGACCGTCGGGTTGGACTATTGCCACCCGAGCGGCAGGGGACTCTGGAAACGCGGCTTACGGACTCCAGTACGCAGTCACCGATCCGTCCAATTATGATCCGTCCGCTGTCTACGAGGTCACCTACCTCGCGCTCGATGTCCACCAGATCGGTCTGCCGCCAACGCAGATCGTCGCAGAGTACGCAGCCAACCTGCGAACGGTCGCTGATGATGCCTCCAAGGCAGCCGTGCAGCTGGCGCGGCGCGTCTCGGTGCTGGAGAATGGATCGGCACAGGCCAAGCAGCCTCAATGGATTACGCCGACTCTGCTCAACGGGACTCAAAATTTCTCCGATGGGTTCAACGCGATTTCTTATATGAAGGATGCTTTGGGGTTCGTTCACATTAAGGGTTTCGCCGCAAACCCGTCCAATATAGCGATGTTCCGCTTGCCTCCGGGATATCGTCCAGCCAAGAACCTGGTCTTTGCATCTACGTCAGCGTCCAGCGCCGCCGGTGCGAACCCCTTAGCGGCAACGATAAATGTGCAGGCAAACGGGACTGTGCAAGCCGCGATAAACGCGCAGGCAGGTTTCATGACCCTGGACGGCATCGCATTCCAAGCCGAATTATAGGAGGCCCAAATGAAAGAAGCCATAATCACAGATCTTGACGGACTGCTCGCGGATGTCGCCCTCGTGGACGACAGCGAGACGGGTTATTCGCCGATCTACGAGACGGTGGCCGAGGGCGGCGATCTGGAGCTGATCGGCTACCGCGTGGCCGTGCCGGTCCCTGCTGGGCTGTACCGGCCCCGCTTTGACCGCGAGGCCTACGACGAACACCAGGAGGCGCTGAGCCAGTACGCGGCCGCCGTGTCCGCTTGGGAGGTGCTGCCGGTGGACGAGCGCGGCGAGCTTCCGGAGCTGCCGGACGCCCCTGCCTACTGGGTCGAGGGGCTGACGCAGGAGGAGATCGATGCGCTGCAGCCGGGGCCGCCGGAGCCGTCGCCGGCCCAGCGTATCGAGCAGCTCGAGGTCGAGAGCACCAGCACGATGCTGGCCGTCGCCGAGGTGTACGAGGAGCAAGCGGCATCCGCAGCAGCGCAGGAGCAGCAGACCGTCGAGACGATGCTCGGTCTGGCGGAGGCGTACGGCGTCATTATGCAGCAGGCCGAGCTCATCGCCGAGCTGGCCGCGCGCGTCGCGGCGCTGGAAGGGGGTGGAAGCTGATATGGCGCAAGTCTACGCGAATCTAATCCGCAAAGGACTCAAGACGATCGACGACGTCCACGTAAGCAAGCGGGACGAGGTACAAGCCATCCTGGATGCCGATGCTTAGGCGGCTCTGGGACTGGCTTGTTTTTGTATATCAAGCAGGGAGGGGGATGGCTGACATGGCAACCGTATACGCAACGCTGATCATCAAGGGCTATTACACGTTCGCGCAGGTTCCGGCATCGCAGCAGGCCAAGGTGCGCGAGATTCTCGCCGCGCTCGAGCTGGACGAGAACGGTCAACCGCTGGAAGGCTAAATCATTGGAGCAGAGAGCGCCGCCTAGGCGCTCTTTTCTATTAGATGAGGGGGCGAAAATCATAAATACGACGGTTTGGATGGCCGCATTGTCGGCGGCGGCCGCGATCAGCGGTATCGTCCTTGGATGGTCGGGCCGGAGCCGCAGCGCTCGACAGGACACGGTCGCCGATGCGACCAAGGATGCTGTCCTGCGCGCGGACATGGAGTACATCAAGCGCGGAGTCGACGAGGTGCGCCTAGAGCAGAGAGCGGCCGGTCAGAGGTTTGACCTGCTGACCGAGCGCGTGACGCGCGTCGAGGAGTCGGCGAAGCAAGCACATAAACGGCTCGACGAACTTTATAACAAAGGAGATCGATAACCATGGATTGGACAATCATCAACGGACTCATCCGGCCCGAGCTGGCCGGCGTATTGGCGGTATGTTGGATCGCTGGGTACGTGCTGAGGCAGACACCTCGCGTGCCCAACTGGAGCATCGTCTACGCCGTCACGGCGGTCGCCGTGCTCATGACCTGTCTGCTGCTTGGCTGGTCGGTCGAGAGCGTCATCCAGGGCGTCCTGTGCGGCGCTGTGGCCGTCTACGGCAATCAGTTGTTGCGGCAGACGCGCGAAGCCGTCGCAAGCAAGGAGGATGGCCGATGAATTACCGCAAAGACCATATTCCGACGTCGACGCCGTGCAAGCGGCGTCCTGGCGTGCTGCTCGCGCCGGAAACGATCACGATCCACAACACCGGCAACCCAGGCAGCTCGGCGGCCAATGAGCGTGCCTGGCTGACCAACCCGGCCAACGACCGCCAGGCGTCCTATCACATCGTCGTCGACGAGCGCGAGGCCGTCGAGTGCATCCCACTCACGGAGCACGCCTGGCATGCCGGTGACGGCGCCGGGGCGCGCAGTGGCAACCGGACGAGCATTGCGGTGGAGGTCTGCGAGAGCGGGGACTACGCCAAGACGCTCACCAATGCGGCCGAGCTGGTCGCGGACATGCTGTGCGAGCGCGGCTGGGGCGTCGATCGGCTGCGTCGGCATTACGACTGGTCACGTAAAATTTGCCCTCGCCTGATGTACGACGAGGGCAAGTGGACCGGCTGGACAGCTTTTAAGGCTGCGGTGCAGGAGCGTCTGACCCCAAAGGCGGCCGCGGCGACGGACGTCGTTGCCAAGGTCGTCCGCTTGAGCGATGGCAAGCTGCTCGCCTCCGGACGGATTGAGGATGGCAAGCTCGTCGCGCCCGTCGCGGACGTGCTGCAGGCGCTGGGCGTCAAGGTTCAATGGGACAACAGTACAAAAAAGCTATATGTATGACCAAAGCCCGTCGACCTCATTGGTCGGCGGGCTTTTTTGGTTTAGGTTACCTAATCTGGCTGACGATGTCGATGATTAGATCGGCTTGAGCCAGCAACCGCGTGCGCTCGCGGTTGGACTCTGCATCGTCTTTGTGCGCGAGCTCTTTTAACCTCGCGCTGATGCCGGCATGTTTTGCATCAAGCGATACCTTTAGTGTCGCCAAATCGCGAAATCCACCCACCATGATCTGCATCCCTCCCGACGAGATATATTCGACCGGCGTTCGCAATCTCCTACCGGATCTGGCCAATCGTCATGGTCTCTTTGCGCGCCTGCGACAGCTGGCCGGCCAACTGGTTGACCCGCTTGCGCGCCCGCTCATTGGCCGGCCACTGCAGCGCCTGGGGAGCCAGCGCGCGCAGCAGCTTGTCGGCGCTGCCGAAGCGCTTGCCTGTCGCCGGGCAGACGTACTGGTGAAGCACGGCCAGCTGCGCATGCTCGGCGGACTTGGGGTAGAGCAGCTCGAGCAACTGCTGTTCGGCGGCAGCGACGTCCTCGTCCGGCACGGGCGCGCCAGCTCGTTTGGCCGCGCTGGCAGCCATCTGGATCGCCTCGGAGACGCGGCGGCGATCCAGCGCGACTGGCACGCGCGGCGCACGCTCGGCTGCCGGGTTGTCGGCGGGGAGGACACTATGGGAGCGCGAATGGGCCGGCTCTGGTACCGGCGCTGCGGGAACGGCTGCCAGCTGCTGCTTGATGTAGGCCGCGACCGTCCCGGCGGATGCCTCGAGAGTGGCCCACTCGGCCTCCGTCAGGGTGAGCGATACCTTGCGCGTGACGCCTTGGGGTTTCCGCCCACCTCCTGGCGCGCGCCGGCGCACAACCTTCGTTTTCTCCATTTATGTGACCCCCTTATTTAGGTAACTTAAATAATCTATCCTCAGTCTAATTTAAGTTACTTAAATAATCAAGGCTTATTTAGGTAACTTAAATAAGGATAGGAAAATCACAGTTTACCGGAACGTGTGTTCGTGTTATTATCTGGAAGAGGAGGCGATGAACGTGAGCATCGACAGATACATCGGCCGCGGCGTGACGGTCATCTACCAGGACGCTGCCGGCGACATCAGTAAGCGCGACCTGACGATCCAGTCCGTCGCCGACGGGCGGCTGCACGGCTTTGACCGGGCGGCGAGAGCGCCGCGCACGCTGCTACTGGAGCGGATCCTTGCGTGGGAGTCGGCGGACGCAAAAAGGGTCAGGCCTCGCGCCTGA